AACCAAGCGTATTCAAGCCGTGCAAGCGGGCATGACGCCTGACCAAGTTCAAGATGTTGTCATGCAGACGCTGAAAGACGTAATGACGGCTGGCGATATGGTGGTTGCTCAACAAATGGGTATGACACAATGAGCTGCGCAGACTTTATCGGCACCTTGTTCCTAGCGCGGGATGTGACGCATAGCGTACATTTAAATACGAGGTCGTACGCCAAGCACGTTGCGCTAAACGAGTTTTACGACAACATCGTAGAACTTGCCGACAAGTTTGCCGAAGCGTATCAAGGCCGGCATGGGCTGATCGGGCCAATTACGTTGATGTCGGCTAAGAAGACGACAGACGTCATTGAGTTTCTCAAAGACTCGCTTGCAGACATCGAAGACATGCGGTACAAGGTGTGTGAGAAGGACGACACGCCGCTCCAAAACATCATTGACGAGATCGTAGGGCAGTACCTATCGACCTTGTACAAGCTCAAATTCCTTGCGTAAGGACAAGTTATGGAACTGCTCAATCCTCTTGCTGATGCCAACTACCCCGCCTATACGGCGTCTTATACAGGCACAGCGGGGTCAACAACCGCATGGCCAGCAGGCCCGCAAGGCGTGGTGATCTGGTCGACAACCGCTGCGTACGTTGTAATAGGCGAGGGTGTGACTGCGACTACCAGCTCGACGCCGATTCCTGCCAACACGCCAATTCCGTTTATCGTGCCGCAAGGCACTGGTGCTCCGTGGCGGGTTAGCGCAATCCAAATTGGCAGCGCTGGCACAGTCTACGCTAAACCCATCAACATCCGATGAGCTTTGGCATACCCGTCCGTAATGGCCTGAGCCTGGGGCTCGGGACCGTCGCTACGTTGGCGACGGACTTTGCGTCGCCTAACCCAGGCCCGCCGTGGACGGTATTGACCAGTGATGGCACGGCGTATGTAGTGGATGAAGTTGTGCTGGCAAGCAATGGCACAGCTTACTATGTCGTCGAAACTGTGCTGACCAGCAATGGCACAGAGTACAACCCGATTTAGGAGTTAAGCCGTGGCAACGTGTAAAGCGCCTAGCTGCCATCAGCCAGCAAAAAATGCTGGCTTGTGCTGGGCGCATTACGACCGCATTCGCAAGCATGGAAGTTATGACTTGCCGGCAAAAAAGTCATTGTTTGTGCAATTTGCTGAGTCAGTGGAAGTTGATGAGCCGGGCAAATGTTGGTTGTGGACTGGCAACACACTAAAAACCGGGCTGGGATATGGCAGGGTCAACGCCGATAGAAAGAGTTATCTGGCGCACCGGCTGTCGTACGAATTTCTTGTGGGCGAAATACCGCAAGGTATGCTTGTGCTTCATCAATGCGACAACGCTAAATGCGTCAATCCACATCATCTGTACGCGGGCAATCATCAAAATAATGCAATTGACCGTGCCACTCGAAAGCCAAATAGTTTTGCCGCAGGCGAAAAAGCTGGGGCGTCAAAACTGACTGAAGAACAAGTCATTTCAATCCGGCAAGACGATCGTTCTTGCTATGCCCTTGCTAAACAGTACGGTGTTTCTCCAGGCTTGATCAGCATGGTCAAAAACCGTAAAGTCTGGAAACATATTGGAGTATAGCTATGCCTCCCGTTTACGAAGCGCTTTTGCTCAACACAGTTGTCCCGCAGATTCAAGCCGCACAAGCAGGCGACAGCTATGTCATGGTGGTGAACGCCACCACTCCAGCACTCAGGATCACGCAGACGGGTACTGGCGATTCCATTCTGGTGGAGGACAGCTCCAACCCGGACAGCAGCCCGTTTGTGGTTACTGCCGCTGGGGATGTTGGGATTGGGACGAGTTCGCCGCGCAGCCTGCTTGACCTCAACAGCACTCGGGGGGTGAAAGCGTATTGGGGCACTGCTGGAACGCTTGGGGAGACGCAAAGCACCGCTGGTGATTACGTTGCAAACAATCTGTTTGTTTCAGCCGAATCCGCTGGAACGATGACGTACACCAAGACAACGAATGACTCTGGCAGCGCCATCATTCAAGACTTTAGTCGGGGAATCACTTTTTACACTGGCGTGACAGGATCGGCCACAACAACAGGCACGCTCAATACGTTTGAACGTATGCGCCTCGACGCCTCCGGCAACCTCGGTCTGGGGGTGACGCCTAGTGCTTGGACAACTAACTGGAAAGCCTTTCAATTCGGCGCAACGTCTGCTCTTAGCGACTTCAGCAATCAAAGTTCGTTCTGGAATAACACCGTCGTCACGGGCGCAACGACACCCTTTTACCAGACAACGGCGGCAGCGTCTTTTTACCGGCAGACTGGTGGGCAACACCTTTGGTACAACGCCCCCTCCGGCACCGCAGGCGACGCGATCACCTTCACCCAAGCAATGACGCTGGATGCGAGTGGGAATTTGGGGGTGGGGGCGACTTCGCCTCAAGCCAAGTTAGAGATTGCACAGTCTGCTGACAATACTGATGGCCCTAAACTCAGAATTGCCAACAACGGCAACACACTTTCAAACGGTCAGTTGATTGGTGGTATTGACTTTTTTAACGGTGATGATTCTGGCGAAGGTGTTGGTGCGTACATTTACTCATATACGACTGACTCCATAGGTAGAGCATCAGGTCAAGACCTTCGATTCGCCACAGGTGGTACAACAGAACGCGCCCGTATCACCAGCGGTGGGAATTGTTTAATCGGTACGGTGAGCGAACTATCCGGAAACTACAAACTTCAAATTGTAGGCGCAACATCAGGGAATGGTATTTATTATCAAAACACCACTAATGGTGGGAATGCGGCCTTGTTTGTAAATGCGGCAGGTTCTGGTGTTGGAGACATCAATGTTGGCGCATCTTCAACTGCCTACAACACATCCTCTGACTACCGCTTGAAAAACAACATTGCACCTATGACGGGTGCGCTGGCAAAAGTCGCTGCGCTTAAACCTGTGACTTACAAATGGAAAGCAGATGGATCTGACGGTGAAGGCTTCATTGCTCACGAACTGCAAGCTGTCGTGCCTCAGTGCGTGACTGGCGAAAAAGATGCGGTGGACGCAGAAGGTAAGCCTGTCTACCAAGGCATCGACACCAGTTTCTTGGTGGCTACACTAACTGCTGCAATTAAAGAACAGCAAGCAATGATCAATGAACTCAAGGCCGAAGTGGCCGCACTCAAAGGAGCCTAATCATGGATTGGCAAGTCTCAAATTTAGATTGCAAAGTCTCAGAAGACAACCTCTCTGATGTCGTGTATTGCGCTCACTGGCGGTGTTCTGCCACCGAAGACGGTTATTCCGCTTCTGTCTACTCCACCTGCTCTCTACCCGCGCCTGATCCCGCCAACTTCATCGCTTACGCCGACCTGACGCAAGAAGAAGTGCTTAATTGGATCTGGGCCAACGGGGTTGACAAGGCCGCAACGGAAGCAGCAGTGCAACAGCAGATTGAGCTTCAAAAGAATCCCGTTGTAGTGTCACCTCCCCTTCCTTGGGCTGCCTGAGATGCAAGAGTTCACCATCAAGATCACGGTAGAGGAAGCGAACATCATTGCGATGGGGCTGGGCAAACTGCCGTTGGAGATGTCGGTCGCGCTGTGGCAAAAGCTGCGTGAGCAGGTTCAGCAACAAAGTAGCTTGACACCTCCTGAAACTACTGTATAAATAACCGTACTGGTGCGGTCCACCAGGCACTCGCCAGAGTAATCATGGAAAACACTGAAGTTGTAGCGGAACCAACCGCGCCGGAACAGGTAGCGACGCCCGCGCCTGAACCTGTAGCAGTATCGGCGGAAGAGCAACAAACTACAATCAAGACGTTCACTCAAGAAGAAGTGGACTCGATGATTGGCAAGCGTCTCGCAAGAGAGCGTAGGTCTTGGGAACGTGAGCGTCCGAAGGCGCCAGCAGCGCCCGCAGAACCTGTATCGCAGGATAAGTTTGAGTCGGTCGAAGCGTACGCCGAAGCATTGGCCACGCAGAAAGCCGAACAGCTTCTCCAGCAACGGGAACTGGAGCGTCAGCAAGCAGCAGTGGTTGAGTCGTACCACGAGAAAGAAGAACAGGCACGGGATAAGTATGACGACTTCGAGCAAGTCGCCTACAACCCAAGCCTGAAAATCTCGACCGTGATGGCTCAAACAATTCAGGCGTCAGAGATCGGCCCCGACATTGCGTATTTTCTCGGGTCCAATCCAAAAGAAGCTGATCGTATCTCGCGTCTATCGCCGTTCTTGCAGGCCAAAGAGATCGGGAAGATTGAGGCCAAAGTGGCCGCCAGTCCGCCCACCAAAAAACCATCCAGCGCTCCGGCGCCTATTCAGCCTGTTGCAGCACGCGCCTCTGGCGCACCGGCTTACGACACCACCGACCCGCGCTCAATCAAAGCAATGAGCACGAGCGACTGGATCGCAGCCGAGCGGCAACGACAGGTCAAGGCGTGGGAAGCGAAACACGGACGTTAATTCAAATTAGGAGTTTTATAGATCATGGCTAACTCAATCCTTACGATTGACATGATCACCCGGAAGGCTCTCGAAATCCTTGAGAACAACCTGGTGATCACCCGGACGGTCAACCGTCAGTACGACGACAGCTTTGCTGTCCAAGGCGCAAAAATCGGTTCCACG